ATGTAAGTAAGGATTCATTTATGAAAAGGAATGATAAATATAAGTTTCATAAACTATCCAGAAAATACTCAAATGATGAGTTAAGAGATTATTTTGTCTCTAATTTTATTCATACTGAGGTAAACTGGGTAGGTGATATTGTAGGTGAGTCAGGTGAAACTACCTATCGTGACTGGAAGAAAAGGAATCAAAGTCTGACTTATGTATATCAGAATGATATCAAGACTTTATTTGATGAGGTAGATAGTCCAGGTGATCTTTTGGCAATTAAGTCAGGTAACTATCCTAGACTGTTGAAGTTAACAATGGAAGGTAGAATTTCACTTGAAACTTTATGTATATTGAATGATATTATGAATTTCTTTCCTATGTGGGAAAAGAAGATAGATGATGATATAATATGGCCGACCTGGAAAAGAAAGGTTGAACGATATACACCGTTTATCAATTATGATAAAGATAAGTTTAAGAAGATACTGAAGGAAGAAATATGAAAAAGCCACAAATTAGTTGCATCTACCTTGATATGGATGGGGTTATTGCAGACTTTGAAAAGAGATATAAAGAACTATTTCATATGGAACCTAGAGAGGCTGAAAAACAGGAAAAGTTTAGGCCATTCTTTGCTGAATTTATCAGAAACCAAAACTTTGCTTCACTTGAACCTATGGAACACGCAATGGAAGGAATTAATTTCCTCAAAAAACTCCATGTTCCTACCCAGATACTTTCTTCTACGGCCAATGAGAAATATTATGATGATATTTCTAAACAGAAGATGATTTGGTTGCAGAAGTATGGTATCACATTTAACCCTATTTTTGTTCCAGGTAAAAGACTGAAACAACAATATGCCGCACCTGATAAGATTTTGATTGATGATACAGAAATCAACATCAAGCAATGGAATGAAGCAGGAGGCATTGGAATTCTCCATAAGGATTGGGAAACTACAATAGCCATTCTTAAAATGTATGTCTAAATAGGGGATTGACAATAAATCTATATTATGTTATAATCCGTTTTTCATTATGCGTAAGTGATATATTCCGTTAATACACCGTTATACACCGTTAATAAGAGGTAATTATGTCTAATTTTGCAAATCTAAAAAAGCAGTCTGGTAATCTTGATAAGCTTGCAAAAGCTATCGAGCAACTCAATTCTTCCGATTCAGAATCATCTTCCGATAAGTTCTGGCGTCCCGAAACTGATAAGGCAGGCAATGGTATGGCAACTATTCGTTTCCTACCTGGTGCAGCTGTCGATGGTGATGATGCACTTCCTTGGGTCAAGGTATTCTCTCATGGATTCCAGGGTCCAGGTGGTTGGTTGATCGATAACTGTCTCACCACTAAGAATCAGCAATGCCCTGTATGTGAACACAATTCTACTCTGTGGAATTCCGGTATCGAAGCGAATAAGGATATCGTTCGTAAGCAGAAGCGTAAGCTGAATTACATTTCTAATGTTTACATCGTTTCTGACCCTAAGCATCCAGAAAATGAAGGTAAGGTTGTTCTATTCAAGTATGGTAAGAAAATCTTTGATAAGATTACTGAAGCAATGAATCCGCAGTTTGAAGATGAACCAAAGTTCAATCCCTTTGATCTCTGGAAGGGTGCCAATTTCAAGTTGAAGATTCGTAAGGTGGATGGATATCCTAACTACGATAAATCTGAATTTGAATCATGCTCTGTATTGAGTGATTTTGATGATGGTGAACTTGAAAAGATTTGGAAGTCTGAACATTCATTGAATGATTTGCTTGCAGATAAGGAATTTAAGTCTTATGATGAATTGAAGAATCGTCTTGATCGTGTTCTTGGTCTGGCTGGAGAATCTCGTCCTAAGACGACCGTTGAACAGATTAAAGAGTCTGCACCTAAGTCTCGTCCTGTTGCGGAAGATGCACCATGGCAAGACAAAGCAACCATCTCTGAAGATGATGATGACCTAGATTCATACTTCTCCAAATTGGTTGAAGAAGATTAATAATCTCCTAACTAAAAACCCCGCTTCGGCGGGGTTTCTTTTTACCATCTAACTTTCATAGGATTGTTACTCATATAATTCGCAACCTGTAATGACCAATCTTTGTCTCTCACAGGAATAGATGAGTAGTCTACAATACCTTTTTCATTCTTAGATACATTATTTTTGACAGAGTTGACTGTCATAGATTGTACCGCTTTGTTCCAAGTTGATTCCATAACAGTAGTAGGATCAGAATTAGGGTCTTCTTTTACTTCTGTTTTTCTTTCTATGGTTGTTAAGGATTCAATCTTTAATCTTATCTTATCAATCGTGGATGGATCTTCAGCTTTATCCACAACCTTTTTCAGACCTTTCTGGAACATATCATAATATTTTTCTGCATCAGCCATGAAATCCAATGTTTCTATCTTTTCGGCCTTCTTGACGGCTTCTTCTTGTATAGGCTTTAATTTCTCAGCGACACCTTGTACTGTTGCTCCTCTTAAAGATGAATAGGTTTCTTTTGCTTTGGCTGATACTTGACTGGGTATCTTAGACGCAGACTCTTCAGCCTCCTCAACCTTTTCTTCTGCTTTTTGTTTGGCGTCTTCCAATTTTTTGAAAGTTTCTGAACTTGTAACAGTTTCACCAAACTTTGTTAATTTACCTTTAGCATAATTGGAAAGTTCTACACCCTTTTCTTTTAAGAAATTCTTTGCAGGTTCTTCAATTTGTTGTGCTATGTGTCTGGGTAACATTAAATCATAGAATTCAGCATGACCTGATATTTTTGATCCATCAGGACGTTTGATATAATCGGTAACATCAACTGACAATTTATCTTTTTCAGATTTCATTTGACCGACTTTATTCATATATGCGTCTTTGTCAAAAGTATAACCGGTACCGACCAATTTTTCTTCAATATGATTCATTTGTTGTTTTCTCAATTCAAGTATTTTTACTAATTGAGAATTAACTCGGTCTTGATATTCTTTATCACCTTCTTCGGGAGTTTTAGCCAAGACTTCATCCAACTTTTCAGGATGATCCATTACATCTTGTAAATAATCTTCACTTTGGAATCTTCTTTTAATATCTTGTTGTGCAACTGTCTTCTCTGGCATTTGGCCAACAATATCTTTTAAGGTGTCTTGGTACCCTTCTCCATATCTAAGTGTTTTAGCAAAACCAGAGAGACTTGTTACTGCGGCCTGTATTCCGAAAATTGCAGATAGACCTTTCATCCACCAAGGACCTAAAGCACCAACAACCATACCAGCAACTCCACCATTTTTACTAGCTTCTGCCATTATAAATCCCATTAAGGATTTTAATGAGTTACCTATGAGTGAAGGTAACTGTTCCGAAATAAAAGTAGAAATTCCATCAATAACACTAGATATTTGAGATGTTACCCAGTCCACAACTTCTTTGATAGTACCTTGTACACCTTCAGATAATGATGTTGACTTATCTGACAACGACTTAAATATTGGTGAATTCTTTACCATGTTAATAACAGGACTTATGAATTCCATAATACCTTCATAGATACTTTTTATAACATTGATTACAGAAACAATTTTATCACCATATGATACTAGACTTTTTAAAGTTTCTTTTGCAAATTCTTTGATTTCATCTCGAAATAGATAAACTAATCCAGTAATTGCGGTTGCAAGACCAACCCAGAAAGTACCTTTTAAAATAGATCCAACCTTTCCAAAGAAACCTTTCTTCTTTTTTAGTCCAAGGTCTTTTTCAACTTTTTCATACTTTCTTTCTCTTTCCTGTTGTTTTTCTTTTTTCAGACCTTTCTTAGAATCTATTTCTTTCTTCTCTTTCTCTGCATTTTTTGTCATGAAACTATAAATTTTCATAAGAACGTTTTTATAGTATTCACCCAAAGGTAAATCAGGATCAAGATCATATTCTTCATCTTTAATTGTAGATGCTGATTCTTTTATAGGCATTCTATTAACAAGTTCAGTTACAGCCAGAACTGTATTTTCTAAACTTTTCATATCTTTTTCAAGATCGGTCATGCGACCCAAAATTGCAGAAATTCTGGTGTCATCGGCCGATCCACCAGCTGTTTTTTCAGCTATGTCAAATTTTCTTCTTTCCGAATAAGAAGTTCCTAATATAGAATCAACTGCTGCTTGTGTTCTAGCTTCTTTTAATTTTTCTTGGTCAACAATCAAATCTTCAATCAACGTATTTTTTGTCGAACCTAAAATGGAAGAAATTATATCTTCAATACCAGAAACACGATCTTCTAAATCAACAACCCTTTTTCCTTGGTTCTGATCTTGTAACTGTTTAATAACTGCACTTAAATTCGGTTGTCTTTTTTTGGCCATTTTAATGATTACTCATCGTTAATGTAACTGAATGGATTTGAAAAAATAGATGGATCATCATTAGTAAAACTTCTATCAACAACAGAATATTTATTTTGTTGAACATTAGTTTGCACATTATTAGTGTGCAAAGATGGCATTTGTAAATTCGGGTCTTTTTTTTCTTTTCTTGGTATTTCTGTATTTTTATTCAGGTAAGGTGCAACCATTTCTTCAAGTTTTCCAGACTTCATCATATTATTGGTTTTGTCTACCAGATTACCAAGTAATACTTTCTGTTTCTCAAACATATCCATAGCCATGTCGAGAAAGTCCATACTTTCTTCTGATTTACCTTCATCAATATCAGTTGATTCTGGGAATTTACCACCTTGACTGTTTACACCACCTTCTCCTTTTTCAACTTCTATTCTGGAAGGTATATCATACTTTTCTTGAGGTGTTGTTTGATTGATGTGATCTCTCAATGCTGCCGCAATATCTTCTGGTGGAGTATAATCTGTCTTCCAGGTTCTTCTTTTGCCAATGTCAACGTGAATGAAAGTCTTGTATGCACCAATCCCACCAAATCCTAGTCTGCTGGCAGTACGAATGAATTTGACTCTATCAGATGTTCCCCATTGTGCCACATTGATATCCACAGCCATCCTGTGTGTGTGATATGAATCCTTTGCGGCACCATGTCCTGCTTTTCTCAGGGCTTCATTGTATGCAGGACTTCTATAACCTGAATTGATAATGAAATTACTCACACCAAGTTCTTCTCTTAGTTTCTGAACTTTCTTAGCAAGAACCTTTAAAATTCCAGTTTGATCGGGATGTAAGAATCTAAGATTTTTCAAGTCACTTTCAGTTGCAATATCATTATCATTTGCAGACTTAACTTCTGCGGTTGTTGAATTTACTCCAGTTTCACCTTTATCTGACGTTTTTGTATTTCTAGGTATTCTGTATGAATCAGGTTCACCAGACAATGCAGATTTAAGTATGTCTTGTTTTGGTGCAGGAGTTTCTAGTAAAGCTTTTTCTTCGGCTGGTTTAAACGATAATGATCTAGGTTCTTTAATTGATGTATCAGGTATTTCATTTTTTATTGCAGCCTGAGCTGGATCAATCTTAGTTTCCGGTGTTATTGGTGGTGCTTCTAGAGGTGTTTTATTTCCAGTAAGTCTTTCTTGATAGGCAGATTGATATTTACCGACCTTATTATACATGAATTGTTTTACTTCACCTACAGTTCTTGCTTGACCTGTTTTTTTATCATAGAATACATTTCTGTTTGCTTGTGCAGCCTCAGGCAATACATTTGCGGCAATATCAGAATCATCCGCACGATAAAATCTTCTAGCGCCGGCTGGACCAAAGAAATGTCCTGCATAAGTTTTAGTTAAATCTTTTGTGCCTAATTCTTTTTGTGTTTCTTTCATATACAAAGCACCAGCTAATGCATTAGCCTCTGGATCATATATGCTTTTTCCTCTTAATTCTGGATATTTTTCTTGTAAACCAGCCCATGTACCTTTTGTGATCTGAAACAATCCCTTTGCAGATGATGTTCCAGCGCCGGCATTTGATTTGAATCCACTTTCTTGTCTGGCAATTGCATACAAACTTGCTTTATCAACACCTGTTGCGGCCGCCGCTTTGTCTATAGCGGAAGCCACCTGTTCACTTGGCATTGTAAGACCACCAACATCGATTGGTTTTCCTGCGTCATATACAGTATCATCACCACCAAAGTCAGGTAGATATGGCTTGACTGTTTCTGAGAAACTTGTTGAGATATCATCAAGAGTAGAAATGATACCTTGAATGGCTTCAGTAATACCTAACTCATCGGATAAGTTCTTGATTGTTTTACCTAAACCTTCGATACCTAGAAGTTTTTCAATCTGTTCCCAATGATTGTAGACAAATCTACCCATAGAAAAGTATTTGAAGTATCTCCAGAGTTTACCCAAAAGACCTTCTTTTTCTTCTTCTGGTTCTTCTTTTTCTTCTTCTACTTTTTGCAACAATTGTATTTGTTGTTCGGTTTGGATATCATCTTCTTTTTCTTCTTCACTTTCTAGTTTTTTTCTATCAAAACTTTTATTGTAAGAATCACGAACAATAAATTCATAAAGTTTATTGAGAACATCAGATCCATCATTTTTATCTTTTTGAATTTTATCTTTTGATTTGTTATCTTCC